CATGGTCGCGCTCCTCGGCCCCGAAGGGTCATAGCCGGTGGCACGCCCCAACCCCATCCCGACCTCCGCTCTCAACTGCGTGCTGTTCGGGTACATCCGCAACACGCGGGGCCAAGGCGTGCAGAACGTCTCCGTCCTGATCCGGTCCCCGGCCGAGTACCCAGAGCAGGGGTTCGTGGATGACGAGGGCGACGCGGTGGGCGAGGGGCTGCTCAACCGGGACTATGAGGTGCTCACCGACGTAAACGGGCTCTGGACGGCGGAGTTGCGGCGGGACCGGCGGGTGCGCGTCTACATCGCAGCGCTCAAGGTCGACGTCACGAACAAGGTGCCGTCGCAGAACAACGTCGATTTCTTCGTCTGGACTTACCAGCCGGTGATTGAGGACACGAAGGAGTGGATCGCTGACCCCGTCGGGGCCCCCACCGTCGTGGACACCATCGTGCAGGCAAGGGTGGACATCAAGATCCTGCCGATGGTCATGGACACCTTCGAGCAGATCAAGGTCTACCGGGCGACGACGCGCAACGGGGTCTACGCGGAGATCACGGACGCCAGCACGCGGCTGGAGCTGGCCGACGGGGTGGTCTTCTACGACCACACGGACAGCGCCCACGATCCGACGGACTGGTATCGCATGGCGTTCTACAACGCCTCAGAGGACGTCGAGGGGCCCCAGGGTCCGCCCGTCCGGGCCGACGCGCCGGACTACGCGATCGTGACCACCGTTGGCGAGCTGAAGGAGCACTACCTGTTCGGGGTCGACCTGGGCGACGACAAGGGGAGGGACTACCCCAAGAGCCTGTTCGAGGGCTACATCCGGGCCGCAATCACTCGACTGGAGCGCGAGCTTCAGGTGGCGCTGAAGCCCACGGCCCGAGTCGAGCGGCAGGACTACCTCTGGGCCGACTTCCGCCAGTGGGGCTACATGCAGACGGATTGGCTGCCCATCCTGGAGGTAGACAGCGTCTCCTACATGCTCGGGGATCAGGTGCTCATGGAGGTGCCGTCGGATTGGATCCAGGTCGACAAGGAGAACGGGGTCATTGAGCTGACCCCAATGTCTGGCTCCCTGGACGCCATCCTGCTCGCCGCATCCGGGAGCTTCGTCGGCCCCCTGGCCACCATGTACTCGCGGCGCTATCCCGCCTTCCTGCGGATCACCTACCGTCACGGCTTCGGGCTCGGGCTCATCCCCCCGGACATCAAGCACGTCATCTCGATGCTGGCGAGCATCGGGCCGCTGAACATCGCGGGTGATTTGCTCATCGGGGCCGGGATCGCCAACCTGTCGGTTTCGGCCGGAGGCGCGCACCAGTCAATAGGTTCCACCAGTTCGGCAACCAACTCAGGCTACGGTGCCCGAATCAAAGAGTATGAGCGCGAACTCAAATCAATGTTGCCCACCCTGCGCGCGCACTACCACGGGCTGAGGGCCCGGGTCGCCTAATGCCGCGCAACGCCCAGCCGTTCTTTCCCGACCGGGACGCCATCCTCCCCGACTCCATCATCACGGCGAAGTCCAACGCCCGTTTCGACCTCGGACAATTCGATCGCCTCATCGACGGAGCGCAGGGCTACGATCTGACCTGGGCGAGGGGCCTGCAGTGCTCCTGCCGCGCCAACGACGAGACGCAGCAGTGGGATCCGACCTGCACCGTCTGCGGCGGCAACGGGATCCGCTACGTCCACCCGCGGCCCGAGCTGCACGCCGAGTACGCGTCGGCCGACGGATCCGTGGGCCCGACAGGGGGCCTGGCGATCCGGGGGGTCCTCGACGATCCGTCGGTGAGCAACGAATGGTTCAACCGTGCCGGTCCGTGGCGCCAGGGCACGGCGCGCCTGACGGTCAAGGGCGAGATCCGCCTCGGGAACTGGGACCGTCTCGTCATGGTGGACGGGATCTTGAGCTTCCAGCAGGTGCTGATTTCCACCGGCACCGGGACAACGGTCGCCGTCGGCCGGGACTCGCAAACTGCCCTGCGCTACCCCGTGGTCGACGTCCTGGCGGCCCACTCGCTGGCGCCGGACACGCGCTACCGCCTGTATACCGACTTCGAGGTAGACGATGACGGACAGATCGTCTGGGCGACGGGGCGGGGCCCTGCGGTGGGGGTCCACTACAGCCTGAAATACACCCACCGGCCGACCTGGATCGTCGTCGACTTCCCGACCGCCATCGCCGGGGCCCGCAGGAGCCCCAAGACGACGGACAGCCGCTCCGAGGAGTACGGCTTCCTCCCGCTGACAGCCACGGTCCGCCTCGAATTCTTGGGGCGGCCATGATCCAGGTCTCCCTGCACGACACGGTGACGCCGGCGCTCATGCACGCCTTCGGGGACGCGCAAGAGCTGTCGACGCAAGTGCTCCACGAGGTCGCGACCGCCGCGGCTGCCAAGTGGAGATCGCTGGCGTCGCAGCGCCTAGGCAGCACGGCGGCGGACTACGCAGGGGGCGTGCAGGAGCCCGAGTACCTCAGCGGCATGCGGGCCCAGGTGGTCCTCCTCGGCCGCATGGCCAACATGGTGGAGCAGGGCTGGCCCGGCGGAGATATGAGGCAGTGGCTCTGCGGGCCGGGGGCCCGGAATCGCAAGCCCATCTACGAAAAGACCGAGGGGGACAAGTCCAAGCGCCTCGTTGGCTGGTACAACACCGTCCCCTTCAGCTGGACCTTCGCGGACAAGGGCGCGTTCGGAGCTCAATCTGTCGGGTCCCTCTTCGACGAGCGCGGCGGGGATTCCCGGGCGGCAGGGCCGAGCTTCGTGTTCGATAGTCGCCAGGATCTGCAGGACTTCACCAAGGAGATCCAGGCCGCAGCGAAGGGCCTTGCCCCGACCTACACCACCCCCGGATTCACGGCTACCGAGTGGGGCGGCAAGCTGGAAGAGGGCTTCTCGCCGATGCTCACCGGCATGGTACGGCAGGAGACCACCTACGAGCGAAAGACCGAGAGCCGATTCACGACCTTCCGGCGGATCTCGACACGAAAGACCGAGGGCTGGGTTCACCCGGGGATCACCGCCCGGCACCTCGCCAGAGAGGTCGGAGAGTACGCGCGGAGCGTGGGCAAACGGGCCTTCCTGGCTGCGCTCCGCCGCAAGATGAGGGAGGCGTCATGATCGAACGAGTCATCAAGAAGCGCATCGAGGCGATGCTCGCGCTCTTCCTCGCCACGCCGGCCCTGCTAGACGAGGTCTTTCAGCCCGGCGGGGACACGTCGAGGGTGACGGACGCGGAGCTGGCGAAGATCAAGGAACTGATCGTGGCGCGGACGCCGAAGGTCATCCACTCCTACCCTAGAGATTCGGCCACGCTGCCCTGCTACGCCGTCCTGCTCTCGGCCGGCCCCCCGGCCCAGTACGCGCTCGCCTACCAAGGCCCGCGCAAGGACGGGAGTCCGGGCCAGAACTACGTCGGGACCGTCGAGGACCGGACCTACGATATCCTCGTCCTCGGCGAGGGCCCCGACGAGGTCATCTACGGACACAAGCTCCTGAAGGCCATCCTGTTGTCGCAGGTCTATGAGCTGGAGGAGCTGGGCGCGGGGAACATGAGGTACTCAGACGCCGAGATCAACCCCATGGAGGCCAACCTCCCCGCCCGGGTCTACGGCCGGTCCGTCAAGGTCACGTTCGCTGTCGAGGAGTACTACCCCATCTACTCAACCCTGACTTTGATTGTCGGCGCTGACGTCCGTAGGATAGAGGCCGGCGGCGGAATCGAAGGAGTCGACGAGATATGAGCGACGCAGCACGAGTCCCGATCTCTACCTGGGCGGCCCGGCGCAAGCGCGTCGTGGCCCAGGCGCTCGCTGCCCACATCGGCAAGGTCGAGGCGCAGAAGCGGCGCCCCTTGGCCGAGTGGGACCACCTCTGGCAGACGTTCCAGCGCGCGCCTAGCCGCTAGGAGAGCATCATGGCGAGCAAGCTCAGCTTCGGCGGCATCTACACCTCAGTCCCGGGGGCCTACAGCCGGGTGGACCGCAGCGGTCTGGCGGTCTTCTCGCCTCTGGCCACCGGCGTTCTCGCTCTGGTCGGCGAGTGCGAGGGCGGGGGCGGGGGCGGCGGGACCGTTGTCCAGACCTTCGACAACCCGCAGGAGGCCCGGGACGCTATCAGGTCGGGCCCCCTGCTCGACATGTCCCTCCTGGCCTTCGATCCGTCCAACGACGAGCGCATGGGCGGAGCGCGCCAGGTGCTCGCCGTCAAGATCAACCCGTCCGCACCGTCCATCGTCACCATGGCGAATCTCGACGGGGACGCTCTCCTCGTGACCTCGCAGGAGTCCGGCCTCTTCACGAGCCAGATCAACGTGGAGAAGGCGGCGGGCGGGGTCCTGGGCTCGGCGTTCATCGAGACCTTCGAGTCGACCACGAACCTCTACGACGACCTCGGGGGGGTGGCTTGGTTCACCCTGCTCTACACGGCGGGCTCCTACACGGCCATGGCGGCGACGGTGGGCGTGGACGCGTCCGGCAACCCGGACAAGGTCACGGCGGCAGGGACGCTGTTGGAGGCCGCGGGTGAGGCGAGCGCTACGGCCTTTGCCGCTGGCGAGCGCGTGACGATTCCCGCATCCGCCGGCGCAAACGTCGGCAAGATCGTGACGGTCTACGGCATCAACAGCGACGGCGAGCCGGACACCGAGGATCTCACGCTGGACGGGGAGGGCGGCTATGCCCCGGCCGGCAACGAAAAGCACTGGCAGCGCGTCACCGCAGCAACCATCGACGTCGGCGTCGCCGGGGCGAACGTCCTGATCCAGGACGAGTCCGGCTCTACTGAGCTGACGATGGCCTTTGCTGCCGCCACAACGACGATCGGGCGCAGGGTGCTCACCTCCGTCCCCGTCGCCAACCGCCCGATCTCCCTCGCCTCCGACGGGGCGACGACGGACCCGATCGTGGTGCGCGGCCTTGACATCGCCGGCAACACCCGGGTCGAGGCCGTCACCCTCAACAACGCCCTGGCCGTCATCTCCACGGAGAGTTGGAGCCGCATCGACAGCCTGGAGATCGGCGGTCTCCCCGCGGCCCGCAGCCTGACCATGACCACGGCCGCGGTGGACGCGCGCAACACCTCGACCACGGGCGCGGCGACGTCCCGGCTCCTGTCCGCCACCCAGGTGGGCGCCTTCAACCTCGGGGACCGGGCCGAGATCGTCTCCGCCGCCGCCGGCGACACATCCCTGACCGTCCGCATCTGGGGCCTCGACGCAGCGGGGGACTACCAGACCGAGGACCTCGTCACCGACGCCACCGCAGGCACAACCCGAGTCACCGGCACCCTGACATGGTCCGCCGTTTTCGGCGGCGAGCTGATCGGGGGGGTCTACCCCACTGGGATTATCACGATCTCGGATGAGGTCCCGACGACGGTGCAGAGCATCGTGGCGACCCGGCTGGAGTCCGGCGTGCTCGCCGGGGCAACCAGCGGCATCCACGGCCTGCGGATCCCCGTGGCCAACACCACGATCACCCTCGTCTCCGACGGCGCCACGACCCGGAGCGTCCTCGTCGAGGGCCTCGACACGGCCGGAGCGGCGCAGCGCGAGGTCATCGCCCTCACCGGCGCAGCGGCCGTCACCACAGCTGAGAGCTGGAGCCGCATCGACGCGGTCTATACCGGCGACGTTGAGGCGGCCCGGACCGTAGCGGTAGGCAGCACCTACACGATCCCCGGCGGCTACACGACGATCCAGCAGCTCGCGGACGCGTACAACGCCAGGGACGGCTTCACCGCCACCGTCGTGACCACGGCGCCCCTGACGAACCTGATCTCCGAGCTGGACATCCTGTCCGCCGCGGGGGCCGCAGCTGCCCGCGACATCCTGGGTATCACCGTGGACTTCGACGCGGACCTGACGGAGATGATCCGGCGGGTCAACGCGCAGTCCTCGCTGGTCACGCTCAGCCGGCCCGACGGCGCGACCACCGTGCCGACGAACACCCTCGTCCCGGCCTGGCTCACGGGCGGGAGCGAAGGCGTCAGCACGAACGCGCACTGGATCGTGTCCTTCGGGACGACTCTGCCGGGGACCTCGCTGCCCCTGACCATCGTCCCCCTGTCCAGCTCTGCGGCCGTGGCCGCGCTGCTCGACGCTGCACTCATCCAGCGCGAGGGCGCGCAGAAGCGGGAGGCAGACGGCAAGGTCGGGCTTGCCTCGCTCGTGACGAAGGCCAACGCCCAGGCCGCCCTGCAGGCGATCGCCAGCCGCCGGATCTCGGGCTACGGCCAGGACATCAAGCGCTACAACGCGGCCGGCACCCTGACGTGGTTCCCGCCCTACGCGCAGGCCGTGCTCGCTGCGGGCATGCAGGCGGGGGCCGCCACCGTGGGCGAGCCGCTCACGCGCAAGTTCGCCAAGGTTGTGGACGTCCGGCAATCCTCGACGTGGGATCCGATCGCGGACGCCGACGACATGCTGGACATGGGCCTCTGCTTCCTCGAGGAGGTCTCCGGAAAGGGCTTCCGCTGGGTGCGCGGGATCACGACCTGGCTCGCCGACGACAACCTCGGCAGCACCGAGCAGAGCGTCAACCACGCCGTCAACGTCTTCGTCCGCAACCTCCGGGACGGCGTCGACGCGATCATCGGCGCGGTCAACTTCGCGGGGACCGAGGCGGCCTGCAAGGGCGTCGTCCGGGCGCAGCAGGAACGGGCTCTGTCGGCCGGCGAGATCACGGCGTTCAACCCGGCGACCTTCACGCAGACCGCGGACCAGATCAAGATCAGCATGGAGATCGTGCCGCCGATCCCCTGGAACTTTGCACCCATCGACGTGCATCTCGTGCTTGAGCTGAGCTAGGAGCAGGACCATGGCATCCCCCAGAGGACGAGTTCTTTCGGGCGCGCGCATCGCCGTCCTGCTCAACGGCCAACGGGTCGGGTGGGCGACCAACATCGAGGTACGGGAGCAGTGGGATCTGCAGCCCGTGAGGGTGCTGGACGAGATCGAAGTGATCGCGCACGAGCCGGCGGGCTACACCGCGTCCGTCAACATGGGCACCCTGACCCTCGTCGATGAGAGCATGAAGTCGGCGGGCTTCATGCCCGTGGCCGGACGCGAGCGGGGGTCGAGGCTGCGCAACGCGTTGACCCTCGACGAGCTGACCCTGACCTGCAACGACTACGACGGCGAAGTTCTCTGGGTGGTGCTCGGCGTCAAGATCGCGACGCAGAACTTCTCCGTCCAGGCGGGCGCCCTCTCGGCCACCCGCGTGGACGCCCTCGCCCGCTCCGTGCTGGAAGCCCACGAACTGTAGGAGACGATGATGAAACTGGGAGGAGGATTCCCCGGCACTCCGGGCGAGTCGGATCTCGTCGCTGCCCGCGAGATCCAAGAGGACGCCCGCAGGCGGGCCGGCTTCACCGACCTGACGCAGCGGGAGGCGGTCTGGGCCGTGAAGGTGACGGACCCCGTGACGGGCAAGGAGTGCGAGGGCAGCTTTCGTTCCAGGATGCCCACGCTGCGCGAGCGTAGCGGCATGGCGCTCGTGAAGGCCGGTCTCACCGGCGGCCTGCCGTGGGCGAGCTTCGACGCCCAGGACCAGAACAGGTTTTCCATGCTCGCAGCCTTCTCGGTGTGTCTCGTCGAGGTGCCATTGTGGTTTGAGGATCCCGAGGACTTCATGACGGACGATGTCCCGACGGCTGTCTACACGGGACTGAGCCGTCACTTCCGGGAGTTCTTTCGACTCCGCCTCGGTGGAGAGAGAGGCGGAGGACCGGCTCAAGAACCCGGTCTGTCGACTGCTCAGGATCAGGGCTGAGAACACGGGCCGCCCCGTCCACGGGGGCGATGATCCGACCCTGAGAGAGCTGCTGCTGGAGCAGGTCGAGCGGAATCTCTGGGCGAAGGAGCGGGATGGCCCGCCCCCGGCGAAGCCAGGGGAGCCTCTCGTGACGGGCGATCCCGTCGTCGACGATCTGAATCGGAGGCTGGCCAGCGGCGAGAAAATCGACCTCAACACCGTGAGGCTCTAATGGGCGAGATCGTGATCAGCGGCCGCGGGGTAGAGCTGCCAGGCGTTGAGGTGGACAGGTCGCTGTCCCTCCTGGGCCACTCTCGGGCTCGTCTGCCCGAGGAGGACATCCACCGTATTATCCTGCACCACGACGCGGCGCTGAGCGCCCGTTCCTGCTACCGGATTTTGGCCAAGCGCGGCCTATCGACGCACTTCGTCATCGACAACGACGGGACCATTTACCAGTTTCTCGACCCGGGCCTGCGCCAGGCGTGGGCCTCTGGCAGCGTTCACGGCAAGAGGCGGGATGAACACCGCCTCATGCCCAACGAGACCAGCTTCAACCGCGGCTCCGTCGCCATCGACTTCTCGAATGCGTGTGAGCTGCGCTGGGCGAAGCGGTACAAGCCCCCCCGCCCCGTCCTGACGCAGCATATGCACCGCGGGCGGGTGAAATGGCTCGGGCTGTACCCCGGCCAGGTCGCAGCCTGCGTCGCCCTCTGTCGCCTCCTATGCGACGAGTTCGACATTCAGCGGGCCGTCCCGCTCGCCGACGACGGATCGGCCCTCCTGCAAGTTCTCGACCCCGTCCCCTCGGGAATCGTGGGCCACCTCCACCTCACGCGGCGCAAGTACGACCCCTTCGGCCTCGACTGGCCCGCGTTCGAGACGGAGGTAGCCGGTGGCTGAGGAGCGCGATCGCACGGTCCTGGAGTTCGAGGCGGACGTCAGCAAGATCAAGTCGATCGGCGAGGAGATCAACAAGGCCATGGACGTCCGGCCGCTGGAGCGGCTGGAGGAGCAGGCGAAGGGCCTGGATACGGCCTTCAGCGGCCTCGTCGACAAGCAGATCGAGCTGACGAAGGAGCTGCTGGGGATCGACAAGGGCACGGATGCCTACCGCAAGCTCAAGGACATGCTGCGGGACGTGTCGCAGGAGGCGAACACCGTCCGATCTGCCCTGTCGAATGTTCAAAAGCAGGCCACATCGATCGGCGGCGGTGGCGGTGCTCGCGCCGCCAATGCAGAGGCGGCCTTCGACAGCAAAATCGGCATGGCGGGGCTCTCGGGCGCGCAGACGGGGTCGAGAGCAGTCTTGGGCGGGGCGTCAGCTATATCGGGCGCGCCTCTGTCGGGCGCCATGGAGCAGGGGGCCCAGGCGGTGGCCTCGTCGGGTGCGGGCCTCGGGGGCACGTTCGCTATTGCCTCGATCCCGATAGCGATGGGCATGATGCAGGCCGCGATGGCAATGCGCGCCGCCGAAAGCATCTACCCAGCGGGGATAGCGTGGGCGGGCGCAAGGATGCAGGCCCGGCCCCACGTCAGCACGCTCTCGATGGCTGACGCCGGAGCGGCGTATGGCCTCGACGTCACCCAGACGCTCGGGGCCGCTGCCGGCCTTGGGCGCTCGATTGGCGCGCCTGCCACATCGCAACAACTGCGCGTCGCCCTGGCCATGCAGCAGCTCGGCATCGATCAAGGCACGACGGGCGGCCTGTTCCGTGTCTACCAGCCAGGGCGGGGCGCATCGGGCGATCCGATGCAGGCCATGGCGCAAATGTACTCGCAGGCGACCGCTGCCGGGCTTTCCGGGTCAGCGCGCTCCGAGTACATGGCCCACGTCGTCAACACTATCCAAGGCGCCGGCCAGGGCGGTGCAACGATCGATGTCGGGAGCCTGTTGACGCTGGAGGACCGCCTGGGCGGCTCTGGCTTCGAGAGCATCCATGGGGCTCGGGTGGCAGGGGGGATGGCCCGGGGCGCGATGGGCGTCGGCCGCTCTGGCCCCCAGGACGCCCTCGGCGTCGCCATGCTGCGGGCTGCGGGATATCGCGGCGGCGGTGCGGAGAGCTACGCTGAGGCCACGTTGCAGATGCAACGAGACCCCGCTGGCGTGGCATCGAAGGCGCTGGAGCGGATCATGGGCGGTCTGCCGGGAGGAGAGTCCCAGCGCGCCATGTTTTTGCAACGCATCCTCGGCTCGGCGGCCTTCGGGGGGGTCCAGATCGGCCCGGACCAGGCGATGGGCCTGGCCATGGGTCTCTCATCGGGGCGCGGGGGGGCGATGGCCACGATCAACGAATTGATCGAACAGGGTGCATCGCAGGCAGGCGAGGCAGGGATGGACCTACCGCAGCACGCGGCTCGGCTCGGCTCCCAGCGCGCCAGAGTGGGCGCCCAGATTGCCCCCACCATGCTCACCCTGGCGGAGGCGCAAACGAATCTCGCCGAGGCGGCGGTGCAGCTTGCGCCCGCCCTCCTCGTTCTGGCACAAGGGGCCCGCGGAGCGACCGGGGCGCTGCGAGACTTCGTGGCATGGGTGAAAGAGCACACGAAGGGCGGGAAGGGCGGGAAGGGCGGGAAGGGCGGGAAGGGCAAAGGCGCGGGCAAAAACGTAAAGATCCCCCACCATCCCTATGAGCCAGACACAGGCGGGCTGGACCTGTCCACTGAGCCGGTCTCGTACACGCCAGACTTCGACGGATGACGACTCGCCACTACGACAACGCCTACCTCGATCTGTTCGCCCACGTCGGCGGCCGGATTAGGATCGGCGCCAGCATGCGCCCCAACCCAATCGTCTCCGTGGAGACCTCGGGCAAGAGTCTGAAGGCGGGAAAGTTCGCAGGGTCTGCTACAGTGACTCTGCGAGACACGGCGCAGCTGCGGGCGGCCGCAGGCGGCAGGAAGCTCATCGACTACCTCCGCGATGACGACTGGGCAATCCTGTACTCTGGCGAGGCCGGCGGCTTCTCGGATCTGGAGCTGCTCGCCCTCGACACAATCACGGAGCACACCCAGGTCCGGGGCGGCGGTCCGACCGTGACCCACTACCAGCTCGCGTTCCGGGACTGGGCGAAGGTCATCGACGACACCGAGGTCTGGTTTTGCGAGTGGGGGAAGGCTCCGAACTACGCGGGCGCCAACTACTTCGACCTACTGCAGCAGTACAGCGGGCCGCCCGATCAGGTGTGCAAGAAGCTGGTCGACGGCTTCCTCTCCCCGCGCGCCGGAGATGCGGGCGTCTGGCAGCTGCCCCCAGGGCTCGCATGGGAGTTCGGGGCGCTGGAAAGCGTGGCGCTGGAGCGCATCGCCGAGCCCGTCGGCGTCGCGCAGATCATGGACACCTCGTTCTACGTCGCCAAGGCGAGGGGAGCGGGCTTCCAGGCTTCGCCGCCTGGGTCATCGTTCGGGCTGGCGAGCCTGTTGCGGGAGTGGTCGAATCCCATCATGAACGAGCTTTTCTTCGATGTCCGGGCCGGTGGGGATGGGCGGGTGCTGCCGTGCATGATCATGCGCGAGCAGCCCTTCCCTGCCTACCTGGAGGACTCATGGAACGCGTGGGGGCAGCTGCCGGTGGTGACGGTTCCCCGGTCCGCGGTTCTCTCGTCGTCTCTCTCGATCGGCGGCGCCGAGCGCTTCAACGTCTTTTCGCTCATGCCCGACAACGAAGTCCTCTCCCAGATGGAGCAGAAAGGCATGTACCCCCCGACCTACGCGCCCGGGAGCGTGAAGCGTCACGGGATCAAGAGCTACGAGGTAGGGACGCGCTATGTGTCCATGCTGCGCGGAGACGATCCCGAGGAGCTGCCCGACGGCCAGCCCGTCGACGAGCCCCGTCGCTGGATGTGGCTCCTGCACTCGTGGCACGGGATCGGAGCGGAGCTGAAGTCGGGAAGCATCGAGCTGCGGGGGGCGTGGCCCAACATTCGCATCGGTCGCCGCCTGACGGTCGGGCGGGGCCCCACGCCCCAGCATGATCCCGAGCGGCTCAACGTCTACATCGAGGGCGTCAGCCGGGTGTGGGATCCCGGGGACGGGTGGAGGACAACGGTGGACGCCGTCCGGGGCTACAACGGCGATGACTCGGTTGTGCGCCGCCTGATCGGCCTCCATTTCTCCGACCTGCAGTCAAGCGTCGCCGAGGAGACGGCGGAGATTGGGGGCGCAGTCCGGGCGACGAGCTGGGCTCCGCCGGCCCTAGTCCCACAGGCGGGCGGCTTCTCGGCGGCGGCCCCCCTCGGCCTGATCCCGACGCAGACGGTTGTCCCCCGCGGCAGGGACGTGCTCGCTGGTCCCGGTGGTGCTACTCTGGCGGGGCGGAAGGTGTCGAGCTAGGAGGTGTCTGGTGCGCAGCGTTCCCGGAGGCAGCAGGGTTCTCGGCCGTGTCCTGAAGGGCAAGGTGCTACGCGTCTACCTGCCCGACGATCCCGACCACCCGGGCACCGCAGCTCAGACCGTGAGGGTGGGGGCGCTCGGCTCCGACGGCCAGGTCCCCGAGATCGTGGAGCCCAGGATCGCGCGGGAGAATCGTCGGGGCATCGTTTGCGACGTCCTCGTGTTCGGCGACGGTCGTCGCACCCTGCTGAAAATGGTCCCCGTCTTTCCCGGCCGCGGGGGACGAAACGACAGCGACCGCTGGATTCCCCAGGGCACCCGCAACTCCGTCGCCGGGTCGGGGGCGACCGCGACGAAGATGCTCGCCGCAGGCGATCCCGCCCAGGCAATCACCCAACCGAAAGACCTCGACGGCGACACGGTCCTCGTGGAGTTTCTGGACGGCGACTACCAGCACCCATTTATCCGCACCGGCTGCGAGCACTGGCACCCCGAGGAGGCCATCCCCGCCTATCGAGTCCCCAGCGCAGCCCAAGGCCCGGCGAACGAGCGAACGATCCGGCACCGCGGCTCGAAGGTCCGCATCGACAGCGACGGCAGCGTGGAGATCGATGCGACGGGCGCGTCCAGCGGGGTCCTCGACGACAAGGGCGCCGAGGTGACAGGCGCGCTGGGGACGATCACGATCAAGGCGAAGGCCAACCAGATCATTCGCATCGAAGGGGGCAACGGCGCCGCTGGGCGCATCGAACTGGTGCCCACCGGCGGGGTGGCTGCGGCCGATGTGGCGACGGTGGGGTCCGCCGCCAACGCCCCGATGCCAGTCACGCTCACCCCGAGCGCGAACGAGGGCTGGTTTGAGGTGCTGCCGCTGCTGGGCGGCCTGATAGACGCAACGGGTCTTCCTGTCCCCCCCAACCTCTTGCACCTTGGCGCAACTTGGTCGCTGGTATGTACCGCAATGGCGGCCAACGGACTCGCGTCGACGATCACCACCGGCAACTCCAACGTGAGGACGGACTAGGTGGCGGGCTTCATCCGACGGGCGATCTCCGGCACGCTGACTGCCGAAGACGACAACCGCTACTGGCGCAACCTCGGCTACGTCTTCGAGCTGGTCCTCCCCGGCAATTTCCGCGTGGCGATGCCGATCTTGCTCGGCCCGACGGAGTACACGTTCACTCGGGAGTTTACTCAGGACATAGAGATCGCCCAGGACGGCGGCGTACACGTCGCAGAGTACGGGATCATTCAGGGCCGGATACATATCCGGGTGGACCCTGGCGTGGGCCCTCGCCGCCCATGGAATGCGGTGGTGATTCCGGGGCAACGCGGGAGCGTGGTCTCTGCACTCTCGGGTCACAGGCGATGGATGCAGATCCGGGACGAGCTGTTCCTGCGGTACTCTGAGCTAAAGAAAAACCCCTCTACCTCCGCAGACACGAGGCTCATCTTCCATTCGCTCAAGGACGACTCCAGCTACGTCGTCATCCCGTCGGAACTCGAACTCTCTCGGCAATCGTCCGCCGCCGCCGCCTATCCCTACTCCGTGGATATGACCGCCGTCGAGAAGTGGGACGGCGCCCGCCCGGAGCTTGTCGGTCCCGACCGTGGTCTCTTCGACATGCTGGCCGATCCCGCCCGCCAGATCCGGTCTGCGATCCAGCTTCTGGACGCGACCATCGACGACGCGACCTTCTACCTGAACGAGGCCCAGCTGGTAGCGACCAGCTGGAACAATGTGATCCGGGACACCGGCCGCCTCGTCGAGTCCCTGGGCACCTTCCTCGCTGGCGTCGACAGCCTGATCCGTATCCCGTACACGACCGTCACGGCCCTAGCCTTCGCGTATGACCGCCTCGCTGGGGCTGCCGACGACTGGGGCGCCCTGAGCTACAGCGCCCGGACGTGGGCGAGGGGGATGGAGCAGCGGCTCAACCTCCTGGCGATGTTCCCCGCCGAGTTTTCCCCGACCCTGGATGCCAGGGAGCGCAGGCTGGCCCTCGCCAGGGCGAAGGAGGCCGGCTACTCCCCGCAGGAACTTGCCTCAGCGCCAGGGACGATCGGAGGGTCGGGGGCGAGGGCAACGGACTACCTGCGAGCGGCCGCAGCAAACGCCACCGCAGCCCCCGGCGGCTACTCCGGCTGGGTGGAGATCTGCGTCGACGCCTTCACCGCCCCCGAGGCCATCGCTGCCAGGTACGACGTCGATTGGGCCATCGTGGCCGCAGCGAACGGCCTGAGGCACCCCTACTTCTCCGACGCCGGCCTCCCTGGAACGGTGGGGCCCGGCGCCAAGATCGTGGTCCCCGTGGCCGCATCGGACACCCGGGCGATGGCAGGCATCAGCCGCGGCGAGGGCTACGGGACGAGCCGGCAAGCCGAGCTGTTCGGTCGGGACCTCCTGCTGGACGATGCGGAGGGCCTGGCCGTCGACACCCGCTACGGCGCCCTGGACTTCGCCCTCGTCGAGGGCGTGGACAACGTGGTCCAAGCCGTCGGCATCCGCCTGCAGACGACGCAGGGGTCCAACCTGGCCTACCCCACCTTCGGGCGACTGGACTTCGTCGGCCGCGTCGCTACTCTGGAGGCGGCCCTGCTCGCCCGGGTGGACACGCGCCGGACCCTGCTCGAAGACCCGAGGATCCAGGAGATCAAGCCCCTGGACATCGTGGCAGAGGCCGACTCCGTCAGCGTTGACGCGACCCTGCTCCTCGCCGACTGGAGCACGACGCGCGCCCAGGGGAGGCTGTAGTGACTCGATTCCAGACCAAGCAGCGGACCGAGCTTTTGGGCGACATGGTGGCCCGCGTCGTCGCCCGCACCCGGCTGTCTGACCTCCACGACGGCGCGGTCGGCAAGCAGATCCTGGCTGCGACCGCCGTGGAGCTCGAAGACATCCACGACCAGATGGCGGCCTTGCTAGCGCTCTTCGACCCGGCCACTGCGGAGGGGGAGGACCTCGACGCCCTCGCCCGGGTCTGGTCTCCGCTGGGGCTCGCCGGCAGGGCCGGGGCGGTGGCGGCGACTGGCGCAGAGACCTGCACGCGGAACTTCGGCGCCGGAGCGACGATCATCCCCCGCGGCACCGTGTTTGCCGCCCCGGGCACCGGGACGAGCCCGGACGTGACCTTCGAGACGACAGCGGAGGCCACGATCCCGGCGGGCCTCCCTCCCCTGGTGGTCAACGTGGCGATCCGTTGCCTGACCCCGGGGACCATCGGCAACGTGGGCGCCACTGCGATCTCGAAGAAGTTCACGGCCGTAGCGGGCCTCGACGCCGTCTCGAACCTCGTCGCCCTGAGCAACGGACAGGACGAGGAGAGCGACGACGCCGTCCGGGGCCGGATCTGGGAGTACCTCTGGAGCCTGGCGGGCGCAGGGACGCCCTGGGCGCTCGCCTTCTTGGCCCGGACCATCGGCGTCGCGGTCCATGCCGACGACGTCCAGGGCGCAGCGGTGAAGGTTTACGAGAGCGACACTTCCGCCGTCCGCCGCTGCGTGTTCGCCCGGGCGCTGGAGTATCCCGCCATGCCCGGCGTCACCGACCTCTACATCGACGATGGCACGGGCTTCACCGGCGTCGGGGCGGCCCAGCTCTTCACGACCGTGGCAAACCAGATCCTCGTCACCAGCGCGACGGGAGGGGAGCGGCGGATCCAAACGGGGTTTTGGCCGGTGCGGGTCCACAGCCCCTTCACGCTGGAGATCCAGCTCCTGGGGGCCGGGGCATGGGTGGCGCAGGTCGAGGGTGTCGACTACACGGTCAACCGCTCCACCGGGCTCATCGTCCTGACGACCGCCCTGACAGCGACGGACCGGGTCCGCTGCGGCTACACCTACTACATCGACCTCGTCCGGGCCGTGCAGTACGCAATCGAGGGGGATCCGGCGGACCGTCTGACCTGGCCGGGGGCGCGCGGGGCGGGGGGGATCGTCTACGTCCGTCGCCCGGCGACCATCCAAGTAGCGGTCACTGCGGACCTCACGGTCGCGCCGGGCAAGGACGAGGCCGCGGCCATCGCGCTGGCGGACACGGCCATGGACACCTACATTTCCGCTCTCGACATCGGCGAGGACTTCATTCGCTCCGAAGCGATCCAGCGGATCATGGACATCAGCGGCGTCATCGACGTGGACATCTCGGTGCCGGCGACGAACTACCCGATTGCGTCCTATGAAAAAGCGACGCCTGGGGCGCACACGATAACGTAGCGAGGGCTGAGCATGTCGACTGCTGATTTTTGGGTAGATGCAGCGGACGGGCGGCCGGCGCAGGTCAAGGCCCTCGGTACGCTCGCCATCAACCTCACAAACAACGGCGTTGCGGGCCTCACCCGTCTCTGGTCCGTCGTCGACGCTCCCCCAGGCACCACCGCGGTCTTCTCCTCCGCGACAGCGCCAGCTCCCACCTACGGCCCCCTCGACCTCGCCGGGACGTACATGCTCCGCCTGGCGGTGGACGGCGCGGCCGGCAGCTGGGAGACGGACCCCCAGGTCGACGAGATCGTGGTCCGGGTGCGCAGCGCGGGCATTACCCTCGTGATTCCGGCGGTGGGGGAGACCACGCAGGGGGGCGTGGACGGGTGGGCGGACTGGATCTCGGGCATGAACGATGCCCTGACCCGGCTCTCCGCCGCGCACACGCTGCAGGGGGCCTACGACAACAGCACGCCGCCCAGTATCACCGTCGCCCCCGCCCACGGGCCGCTCAACCTCTACTACGGCGTGGCGGTCGCGACGCCCCTGCTCACCGCCGGGGATATTGGCCTCGCCAACCGGCTCTCCTTCCTCTCCGACGGGCTCCTGAGCCTCACGGGGGCCCTGCAGGTCGCGGGGGAGTACGTCCTCGACGTCAACGACGATGCCGGCGCAGTTGCGGGCTCGGGCCTGCTCCGCCTCCGGGACACGACCAGCGGGTCCTCCATCGTCGTGGCCAAAAACGGCACTACGATCATCACGACGGCGGGCGCCACCAACGACGGGCTGCTCGTTACCTGCACGGCGCCAACGAGCCGGCTCCTCAACGCCACCGCCGGCGCCACCCAGCGCTTCTTCGTCGACAACACCGGCGTCGTCTTCTCGTGGTCGACCGGGGGGGTCTGGGGGCTCGACCTGGACGCCCTCACAACGACCACCGGCCTCGCCCGCTTCCAGGATTCGGCCGGCTCGGGCGGCGACCCGATCAATTTCCAGGTGCTCAATACAGGGGGGATACTCTCTCACTCGAAG